CAATTTGCACAATTTGATAAATTTGGACTAAAATACCACGAAAATTCGTTACAAAAGAAATCCTAACAGAAGTTGTAGAATGTTAAACGTAAGCTTACTCTAAGCTAAGATAAGATTAAAATAGCCCAAAAACAGGGCTTTTGTAAAGTATATTGTATACCTGTAGTTTTATATATGCAGCTAAGTTGCTACAAATCAGTTTGATGCGCAAGCTGCATAGATGTGCATTGATAATATTTTTCCCATCTATGCAGGATAACCTACTGATTTATAGATATTTGCATTAATGCATAGATAAAAGTAGTATTATTAAATATATGAAACCTTTTGATGTTGTTAATATATGTATATAATTGTATATGCAATTTAACACACTCAAAAGGTTTCGTTGATAAATATAGGAAAACATCTATGCATTTATGCACCATCAATGCATCGTATTGAGTATCAGTGAGTTACAGCGCATCGATGATCTATGCATCAATGCAGTTATCTATGCAGGGCTGGAAAGTAGCTGTTCTAGACTCGGGGGACTCGCATTTTGCAAGGTCCTCATAATTTCGGTGGGGTCGTGATTCGCTAGGTCATCTCTACAGTTATCAAGATGGAAAGAATTTGGGGATGCTGGGGATAATGCTTATCTTTGCCGCATTAACTAGAATCACTTTATATATGAATAATATCCAAGCGAATCTTTATAATCCGTTCTACGGAGAGGAACTGTACACGCTGTACAAGGAACGATTCGGGCATACACCGATGTTCACCGAACCGGGACAACTTCGGGAGGTCTTCGACAACTACGTTATGTGGTGTCGCAACCATCCGATCGAATCCGTGGATTACGTGAAGAGCGGTGTGCTGGCCGGGCAGAGTTACGTGGTACGCAAGAAATTGCTGGTAACGGAATTCGGCTTCACCCAGTTTCTCGGAACTAGCTGCGACTATCTGAACACCCGTGAAAAGGGGTACAAGGAGCAGCACGAGAAATATCACGATGACGAGTCACTTGCGTTCCTTGAGGAGATCCGGGTGATCCGACAGTGGATCAGAGACGATATGGACAAGGGTGCATCTGTCGGGCTGTATGATCCGAACTACATCTCGAAGCTACGTGGACTCAAGGCATTGAGCGATGTTACCAGCAACGACGAGAAGATCACTGGCGGGCTGCGTGTTGAAGTTTTAAGCAATGATACAGCGAAACGTATGCAAGCCCTTGCGAAAGTCGCTAAGAAGCGAGAAAAACACGGTGACGATAAACTAGACGATCCGAAGGAATGAAGACAACCTATGTATTCGATAAACTCCTAGAGGCTACGGTTGACCCGGATGTCCGTGGCGTATCCAGCAGAGGCGGAACACGATCATCCAAGACGTGGTCGATGCTTCAGCTTCTCTACATCATGGCTAGGGAATCGGAAACACCGCTCCTCATCTCCTGCGTTACGGACACGATGCCGGGCATCAAGCGAGGCATGTTCCGTGATTTCAAGCGCATGCTGCAAGACGAAGGCGTGTGGGACGACAAATGCATGAATCTGACCGATTCCATCTATTCGCTGGAGAACGGGTCACAGATCGAATTCTTTGGCTGCGAGGACTCGTCTAAGGTTTTCGGTCCTGCCCGTGACATCCTGTTCGTAAACGAGGCGCAGCGTGTCCCGTTTGAAGTGTTCCGTCAGATGGCGGTGCGTACCCGGCTAATGCTCTACATCGACTTCAATCCTGTCAAGAAGTTTTGGGCACACGACTACTTCAAGGGACCGGGAATGGTCGAGATCGTGAGCACCTACAAGGACAATCCGTACTTGACCCCCGAACAGATCGAGGAGATCGAGAGAAACCGGGCTGACGAGAATTGGTGGAGAATCTTCGGCCTCGGGGAAACCGGAGGCGTAGAAGGGCTGGTTTACCCGGAATACGACATAGTTCCTAGTTTCCCGGCTGATGTTACCGGGCAATGTCTAGGACTTGACTTCGGATTCACCGGAGACCCCACAGCCATCGTGCGTGTCGGCTTCAAGGGCAGAGACCTGTACATCGAAGAACTTGAGTATCGCACAGGCATGGTCAACTGGGACATATCCGAAGTTCTCCATGATCTCGGCTTCCACAAGACGTACACCATCGCTGATTCGCAAGAGCAGAAGAGCATCACCGAGATTTCCCGGCTGGGCTGCAAGATCATCCCGTGTATCAAAGGGAGAGGATCGGTGGTTGCTGGGATCAGTGAAGTCAAGCAGTTCAAGCTACATGTAGTCGCAGGATCACGGAACGTGCAGGACGAGTTCGACCAGTATTCGTGGACTCTCGACAGGATGACAGGGATGTACGACACTACGAAGCCGCAGGATGCGAATAACCACGCTATGGACGCTATTCGCTACGCAGTCGACTATCTTATAACCAAGTACCGTCCGGGTGCTAAAAATCAAAGGAAAAATGGGTAAATTCAAAAACTTCAGAAGTTACGTGGCGCATCGATGGATGCGTCCTTTCAAGCGTTTCTACGGATTCGTGAAACGCAGGGTCAGCCGCAAGCAGAGGATCATGTCACTGCTTAGTCTCTCGAACCTAAAGCCCGATGCCGTGATGGCTATGTCGCAAGATGAGAGGGCATTAATGGATACTTTTGCAAAATTAATCGTACCTTCGCACCTAGTAACTCGGAAGGGTCGGATCATCCACGCAATCCCGGAATTGGAAGACGTGGAACTGTGGCAGATGATCGAAGCCCGTAGAGCGGAGACAGCGATCGACCGCATCAAGGGATGGTGCGGATACGTCCCGGAAACGGTGGCGGACATGATCAAGTTGTCAAAGTTTATTGAAGCCGAGTTCCATCGTGCCGACCAGCTAGAGGCTGCGCTGCTTCCACGAGGCGGAGGCAAAGCGGACACCAGCCCTATAGCGGAAGCCAAGAACATCTTGGGCATGGTTCAGATGACAGCAGAGTTGATGTCGTGCTCCTTCGAGGAAGCGAAGAAGATAAACTACTCGGATGCCATTCTCGCTATCAGCAGACGGCATGATGAAGTAGAGAGAATGAAAACTAAAACTAAAACTAAGTAATTATGAGTTGTAAGTATGACATTATCGATGAGGGCGGGCGTAAACGTGTAAGAGCGTTGCGTCCCTTCACGGTACAAGGGCGGGACGTTTGTCCTATGGAACTAGGCGGATACGTCTACGATGCTAATACGTTATCACAGGATGGTAACTGTTGGATATTTAGCGGGTCACTGGAATATCCCGGTGTACGTGTTATGGATGAGGCTATTGTGGACATGGGTAACAATCTACCAAAAGCTATCGCTAGACCAAAGAACGTTATCATTTCCGGTAATTCCCGCATCATGGGAGCTATCTCGTTTGAAACGCAATCGTTCGAAGTAGCGCAGACCCCTGCGATGTTTGAACAGGGTACATATAATGTGGTAGTGGGGAACGTTCCCATTAAAACGAACACATCTAACCGGGTGCGTATTCCGGTACAATTGTTCGTCGGAACGGTGGGAAAGGTGGCTATCACAAGCACCGCCTACGAAGCTAGGTTAATCTCATTGAACGAAGCCGGAATCATAACATCGGCAACCGCTTGGACTGTTGGCGGTCCTGCTGTTACACTGACTTCGACAGCACCATATATCCTTGTGGACCTACGCAAAGTAGGAGAAACGGCGATAACTCCGGCGAACGTGACCGCAGCAGGGGTGACAATAACAGTGGCAAGGGAAGCCACGGTACGCATATTTAATTCCTCTATCGTTCCGGTATATAATGGTTCGGTGACCGCAGCAGCTAATATCCTACGTTACGAGGTTACCTACCCTATCGGAAGCCCATATCAAGTAGACATTCAAAATTCGTACCTACGCATTGAATGTGGCTTTAATGGGCTAAACGTAGTGAGAGCGAATGCGGACTTTACTAAAGTTAATTATAATCTTGTGCTGACGCCGGGCGTGTCCCACTTTATTGTAGGAACGTACCGTAACACGAACATCAATACTCCGGCTAGTGTCAACGTAGTGGGGTACGCTAAGAGTCTTTTCGATGTATCGGATTGCCCGGACTTTGAATTTTCGACAGTTACGTTCCCCGACCTAGCTGCTATGATCGCATCCGGCAAGACGTTCTATTTCAAGAACTGTAACATGCCCGTCGGTTCAGCGATCCATTACTACGACCCGAAAGTGAACGTGTGGGATAACATCGACTTCACCAAGGCTATGGCTGACTTAGGGAAAAAGGCGTTCGCGGATACTACTATCATATCATCCAACGTACAAGGGATGTACCGTGCAAGGGGAAACACTAGCGGCTCAATCGGCGGTCTGTTAGAGGCGGCGTCCAGCTTCGACAATGCGACCTATGCCGGCACACTGGCTGATTCCTATGATTCCATTATCTACAAGGATTGCGTAATCAAGGGCGAATTCTCGATCCGCGGTCGCAACGTGTTCGGCGGTACATTGGGCGGTGCGTCCAAGATTACCAATACCTCAGAAACGGCAATGGTGATTGACGGATCATTCAGGATCGAAGGGAACGCACAGGTAACCGATACGCCGCTTAAGGGCAACGGCTACATCGGAGGCAATGCGGAGATTAAGAACGGAAATGTCGAAGGTTACATCTACATGGCTGATAATGCGAAGTACATTCCCAATGTTGTGGCGAATCCTTTCACAATACGTAACTTGGAAATGACGGGAAAATCTAAATTGCTGAAACAACCTAACCTGGCAAGCAATAAGTTGTTTCTTAAGATGTCGGACCATGCGGTTATTGATTCGCTCATATCGACTGATTCCGGTTACCTAGAGATGTCGGGGGATTCTTCCACATTCAGTGCCCTAGCAACGTACACCCCAAATATACAAGGCCGCTTAATAATGAGAGACAAGGCACGAATACAGGGACAGACATTGGTAGTAAGAGGCGATGTAGAATTGATAGGTAGTTATCTCCAAGCATCAGCAGCAGGGAGCGTTTTCGGTAAACGTGTAATCTCTGATGTATCGCAGATTGCGGTAGTAGATGTACCGCCAACAAAAGCAACTTGGTAACATGGGATTGAAATACAGTATAAACAGTGCTGGTAGAATAGTAGCCGAGAGAGACATTTACTCTCTCGGTGGCTTTATACCTAAGGGAAGACTGGGAGGTTTTATCGCAGACGAAACGCAGTTATCGCAG